CATCCCGCGAATCCCAGCATTACGGCCGCGAAAGCGAATAGTAAGAATTTTTTCATAGCGAAAAGATAAACGGTTTGGAATAAAGGTTTTATCGATTGTAAATGAGATAAATTATTCTTTATGGGTGCGCCGCCGGATCCCTGAATATGGTGTCGAGGATATCCGGTGATCTCTATTTTTGTCGGAAACAAAATCACCAATTCTATTGTATTATAGAATAAATTGTTACAAAATAATCGCAACAAAAATAACACAAAAGAAACAAAAACAAGCGTTCCGAGCAATGTTTTTTGCGTGCTTTTCAGGAGCGACCCCTTTTGCGTGCTTTTTTGTTTGGACGGTACAGAGGTAAACGCTGCATTTGCAGAGTGAATTATCGTCCCTTCCCCTGCGTGCCCGCTTCGGATCCCTGGCCGCCCTCTGTATCGGAGGGCTTTTGTTTTGGTTGTTGCTCCCGGCGGTCGATTCGATCGCAGCCCCTCAAAGAGCGCCGCCGGGAAGTTATTACTGTGCTTATGCAAAATATTTAGTCATATCAAGAACTTTGTAAAAATTAGGTTCATAAATTCCGGCCTCTTTGTCATTGGCTTCTACTTGTGCCAGCACTTCACGCGCTCCGGCCTCCGTTGTGTAAATATATTCGGTAGCCGTATCGTCTAAAAAATCGCACCAAATCCCATAAAGTTTAACGCCGTTCATTGCAAGACTATGAAGAAAATCCGTACCACGTGCGTCTGATTTAATGGCAACGGCAAGCGGATTTGTATCCAGACGGTGCGCCATTGCGTAGTTGTAAGCGTCGAAAGCCGTAGAAAAATCTAACGAACAAATAGCGTTTGTGTTTTCGTTTTGGTAATTCGAGTTGTTTTTCATAACTTTGCCCTCACTGACGTAGAAGGCTTCACGCTTTTAATTGTTAGTATTTATTGGAGTGACTTGCAACACTTGCAAGGCTTGCAAGTCACTCCGTTTTTTCAAAATAAAGCCCGGAGGGTCGGCAGCTCCTCCAGAACTGCCAACCCGGAACCCGTTAAATAGAAACCTCGAACGAGATTTTTATTTTCCAGATTCGCCAAACAATTCGAAAACTCATTTGTCCGGGCTTTTATTAAGCGGATCAATTAAAATAGGCCGATCCGCACCGCCCGCCCCAGCCTTACCCGCTGGGGCTTTTTGTTTTAATTTTCAAAGAACATCAAAGGCTTTTATTACCTCCTTTTTGCTTCTACAAATATACAAAATAATTACACAATAACAAAATAAAATGCAAAGATTTTCAGTCACTTAAATGATGTAAAATAAATAAGAGCTTAAATTTGAATTTGCAGCATATTTTTAATACTTATTTCTTCCTAAATTTATTTTATAATATCCCCCCACTACTACAACTAATACTACCAAATACACCCTTTTAATGCTTATATTATACTACCCGTAAATTATAATAATCTACAATAAAATTTATATTTCTATTACTTCTCAATAATGTATTAAATTGTAGTAGTTTTTTAATACTCCCAACAAATTACATTTTAATTCATATAGGGAAATCGGCTATTTGTTAATCTTTCACCCTTTTGCGGTTGCTTGTTTTTGCTTGTTTTGTTACTTCGTTGTGTTTGGGGTGTGTATGGGGTGTTTATTGGTGATGCAATACACTGTATTACTGTTTATTGTGTAGTTGTTGGTGTTTGGTTGGTATTCTGTCGAGAAATACAATATATTCCCGGTACTGGTTTCTCTGTTCGAGAAACCCACACAAATAGCCCGTATTTTGTACAAAGCACACCGGAGCGATAAACTATACCACAGTGTAGAGGAAGTGCCGCCAAATCAAAGAAAACGGACCTTTGCTGGCGTTTGTCGTTGTGTGGTGTTCGTAGTGTATCCGTGTACCTCTGCCGGATTCCGGGGTAAACAGCCGGCGCCCCCTCGGCCGTATCTAATGTTCGCTATATTTTCGGACCGGCATTTTTTGGCAATTTTTGGAAAATGTTTTCAGAAAACGGGATCGCGATTTGCGCGCGGGGGTAAAAAATCGGGGTATTGAGAGGTAAACCTATATTTGCTTCGGATAAAAATCGGAATTTATGTTTTTACTTCGGACAGAAGATGCCTGTTTGCAGTTTTCGGCGGATGAGATACGGGGTATATACCTGCTTGTTTCGTCGGAGGATGGATCAGGTCATATCGACATTGAAACGCGGGATGGCAAGTTGTTCAAGGCTGATTTTAGTCGGGGCGATACGGCGACTGATAAATACGCTTTTTTGGCAGCTTATCTTTCCGATGGAGTTGATCGTGTCATTGATTTTACGGATAGCGAATGATGGATTCGGATTCGAAAATAGGGACGGTTGCGGATTTGATCGCGGATTACCCCTCGCGGCAGCGCAAGGTCGAAAATGATTTTTCGGAAGTCGTTGTGCCGGAGATGTCGGACCGGGCCAAAGCGTCTTTCGAATCGCTGGGGCTTTTGGAGGATGTGGAGATGGTGCGTCGGCAGTTGCGTGATGCGAAGACGAAATCAGCGGTCGATGTGTTGAACTCCAAACTTACGGCGATGAAGACGCTGGTTTCGATGTTGAAGCTGGCGAGTGAAACGAATGAGAGGATCGGGGAAAGCCGGGACGAGAATGACATTGAAGGCATAGAAATTCATTTAGTGCGTTCTGCGGACGATTCAGGTGCGAAGATTAAATCTTGACATACCCTTAAACCCCAAACAGGTTGCGATGTACAATGCCCTTAATTCGGGGCATTATACGAGTGTTTTGTTTTATGGGGCCTCCCGTTCGGGCAAGACGTTCCTGATTTTGTATTGGATGATTGTTCAGTGCATAGCCTACCGGGCCAATAATCTGATTGTTCGCAATACGTTTACGTCGCTTCAGTCGGGTATGATCCTGCAAACACTGCCTGCGGTATTGAATGCGATCGCCGGATATAACGGGTATTCCTCCTACCAGAAGATCACCGTACAAGGAAAGCCGTTCGCCAAATACAACGGGAAAGATAACCTGCTTCGGTTTTACAATGACGCTTATATTCAGTTTGCATCTATCCGCTCTTCGCGGGACGATGATTCGGGGTTCGACAAGATTCTTTCGACGGAGTGGGGACATATTTTCGTGGACGAGGTTTCGGAGGTGGATCATAAGCCCATTGACATTCTCAAAACCCGTATGGCGCAGAAGATAAGGACAAAGGAGGGAAGCCCGGTTTCCAATATCATGTTGCTTGCCCTCAATCCCACGACGAAGTTGCATTGGACCTACCAGCGATTTTTCCTGCACAAGGGGGCCGATGGTGAGCCGCTGGATGCGGATTTAGTAAAAAAGTCGCTTGTAATGCACTTCAGCGTCGATGATAATCTGGAACATATTTCCGAAGATTATCTGGGTACGTTATCGACTATGAGTCTGATGCAGCAAAGGCGCTTCATGGAGGGTGAGTATGCAGACGAGGGTGAAGGCGAGGTGTTCAAGAAGATAAACTGGGGCGAATTGCCTCCTGCGTCGGAATTTGTGGATTGTATCATTTATACGGACCCGTCGGCCAAAGATCGGGAGGTCAATGACTACAAAGCTTCGGTGTTGTTGGGGCAGGCGCGGGGAAAAATCTGGCTTATCGACGTGCGGGCGGTGCAAGGTACTACCCGCCAGATGCTGGAAAACATCTATGAGCTTTACCGAGAAGCGCCGATTGCACCCCGCATACTGATGGAGAAAAAACAGTTGCCGCTGGATTTCGAGACGACTTTCGAGATGTTCCAGCAAGAACGGGGGTGGGTATGTCCTTTGAATTGGGACACGCGCAATACCGGGGATAAGTTCACTTTTATCGAGGCGACGCTGGAACCTCTGTTCCGCAATGGCAAATTTATTTTCTCTCCTTTGGTCAAGGAGAGCGGCGTATGCGAAATTACCATAGATCAGTTCCTGCGTTTCGCCCGGAACAACAACAAACTCAAGAAAGACGACATCCCGGATGCTTGTGCCAAGGGGGTTTCCCTGTTGTCGCGCGATATGGTCGTTGCGAGAGGGACTTACGGGCATACTTACCTGATACGACGCGGAGGTTGCCAAAAACGCATGTTAAGTTAAAAATATATGGCTGTCATATTCAAGCCGGACCCGTCGGCCTGGCAAAATGAAAGATACTCCGTTTCGGAGGAGGGTGCTGTAAGTTCAGCCCCGGATGCCGCCTGTTTGTCGTGCCGTATAGAAACGGCGGTACTGGAGGAGGGAAGCCGGGTCATATTCCCGCAACACGGCGGGGATTTCAAAGTTTCCATTTTCCTTGTCGCTTCTGATGGCTCGGGGATAGAGCAGATTGCCGACCGTCCTGTAAACGTGGCGGCCGTGACGCAAGCCCTTCCTTTTGAGTTCACGCACGATTACACTACCGTAATTCTGATGGTGGCGGGAACTTCGGACGCTTCTTCCGGCCTTGCGGCTTATGTGTCGGGTGTTCAGGTCAATATTACGGATATGTATTTCCGAAAATCGGAGCTGTTGCAATGGGTATCTCCGGTTCAGTTGCAGGAGTTTGAGGAGTTATACCCCGATATTGTACGGAATGCCTACAATACGGCATTGGCGAACGTGTATGCACAGATCGGCAACTATTACGACATCAAAGATCTGTTGTCCATTACCGACGAGGAGGAGAAAGATCAGACGTTGCTTTGGATTCTCAAGGTATTCACGGCTTACAACGTATGCGCTCCCTCCGTCCAGATCAGCGAGCCGCTGAAAGCGAATTTCGAGCAGGCCAACATCACGCTGAAAGAGCTGAAGGGAGGGCAGGTTTCGATGGAAAACGGAGCCTCCAAATTGCAGGAAAACGGCACGAAAGGCGTGCTGGTTACGATAAATAGACAATATCGAGGATAATATGGCTAAATTTCATACTCCGGCGATCAATCCGTTTACAGTCCCGCAGGTGGTCGGGAATAGTTCTGTCAAATCCCAGTACCTGTTCAACAATTACTATGCGGAGTTCACGCCGTCATATTGGCGTAACGCCATAAATAATGCGTTGAATTACAGTAATCTGGTGTATCTCGATACGCTCTATTCGTGGTGTATTCAGTCCAGCCCGTTTCTGCAATCCCAGATCGAAAAGCGCCTTACTCCGTTGAAAAAGAAAGATTTTGCCTTCAAAATCAACGGTAAAATCGACAAATCGATGACGGAAACATACACCGGCACACGTTGGTTCAAGGGGTTCATGCGGGAACTGTTGTTGTCGAAGTTTTACGGAGTGAGGGTTTTCTGCATCGATACCAAAGATTGGGAGATCGTAGATTTTCCGCTGCGGAACATCGATATTTTCAACCGGGGGCTGCGGAATATGACTTACGATTATTACAGTATTGTCACTGCGGACAAATGGGATAACCTCTTCTATTTCGAGCCTACGACGGACCAGGATTTCAGGCTGGGACTTTTGCAACCCATTTCTCGTGCCATGATCGGGATCGTGGATATGTACAACAACTGGGGCGCTCTGGCAAAAAGATATTCGTTTCCTCTGACTGTAATCGGTTATATGGCCAACAACGAGGATGCCAAGGACATTGCCGTATCGCTGGCCCAGGAACTCGATCCGATGACCATTCCCGTCGTGCCTTTCCGCAACGAATATGCAAACGGGGGTAAAAATCTGTATCAGGTCGAAGTCAATCCAATCAACACCCAGTCGTATGCGGACGCCTTCCGGGTATTCAAGGAGTATATCAGCGAATACCGGTCGGAGATCATGCAGTTGGTGACCGGCGGCACGCTGCTCGGTGCTACCGAGAAGAATACCAATTCCGAAGAACTGGCACAAATCCATATGAACATGTATCACGACATTCTGGATGACGATACGGAAAGCTGTCTGGCGATGTTCAATATGCCCGCTACGCTGTCCAAGCTGGCCCGCATATTCAAGGATGACCGTTTTTTTACGGCGGAACTCGTGGAGATTCCGAATGAGACGATCTCCATCGACACCTTCGAACGCGCCGGAAGCGTCGCAGCCAAACAGGGTATGCGTTTCAAGCCGGAGGTATATGCCAAAATTGGCATGAGCGCCGATGACATAGATACGAAGGTCAATAATTCCTCCTGGGTGAGTTCCCTGACCTCCAAAGTGTCGGATATGTTCAACAAGGGACGTAAAAATAAGGAATCTGACGACAAAAACGAGTAATTATGCCGGATATAGATGACCTTATTCGCAATCTTCGCCAGTTTCGGGCGACGGTAGTACGGGATATTCCGCGACAACTTGGACAGGAGATGCTGGAACAGACGCACGAAAGTTTCAAAGAAGAGCGTTTCGCCGGTTCTCCGGGCGGTAAATGGCCGGATCGTACGGCTTTCGGCGGGGAAAGCAACATCAGATACCCCAAATTGGATTACAACGGCTTTCTGAAGAAGAGTTTCAAGTGGATTTCCCGTCGTATCGGACGCAATGATGCCGATATTTTTGTAGGGACGGACGTTCCATTTGCCCGGGCGCACAACGAGGGCGGGATGCCTCCTCATCATACTGCTTACCGATCGGCAAAGCGGGGCGATGTGCATCGGGGCCGGTGGAAATACGACGGTCCGGTCAAAAAAAGGCAGTTTCTGGGTGTAGGCTCTGCAACGAAAGCGCGTTTCGACCGCCTGTTAGATGCTTTTTTTACCAAACACAGACGCGATTTGTAAGGTAAACCTATATTTGTCCGCAGTAGATAGTCATTGAGTATGCTCGGAGATATTATAGACGCTTTTGTTAAGTCCTTACGCAAAGCTCCCGTAGTTACGAAGGAGAAAATCGCTGTCAGAGCGGTAACGGACGACGGAAGGGGAATCATCAATACGGTTCTTCCGTGCGTTGCCGTGAGTGTGAACAACAGCACCCGGGCGGATGTGCATATCGGCGGTCTTATCATGGATAAAGTGGCAATTTCTTTCTCCATAATCGCCAATTTCAACGATCAGACGGCGGCTTCGTTCAACGAACAGCAACGAAAGACGCTCAACCTGGCTATGCAGGTCCGCAGTTATATCGAAAAGGCGAAACAGGGAGAGGACTTTGGCGAGCTGATCCGAAAATATAATTTTTATCCTCTTTATCGAGGTTTTCGGACCTATACGACCCAGGCTTTCGATCGGGAGATCGGCACCAGCGTATCAGTCGTAGAGTTGCAGTATGAAACCCGAATCGTAGATTATGCGACATACGACGATTTGCACCCTTCAGAAGAATTAAAGGGAGTGACGATTACGGACAAAACGGATGACAGGAACGATCGCGTAACAGAAATAGAATAAATATGGCTGGAGTATATAAAAGTATTTTTACCGGTCCAGAAATCGATGCTAAACTTTCCGAAAGGGTGCCGTCCACTCCCTCCGGCAGCCCGCTGCACGATCTGTTCGTGGCGGCCGGTGCGGTGTGGAATCCATCGAGCAAGAGCTGGACGGTAGGTTCCGTGACGGGTATTTCCAACAGTGTGATGACCCGAATATACAGTCTGTCGCACAATGTATTGAATAATTCGAACTGGGATTCGGCGCTTTACAGTACTGATATTCCGGTGAATCTTCCGCCTCGGAAGGCTCCGAACCAGTTTACGAATGAAATTAACGTAACGGCCAGCTCGACTTTCACGTCGAGCAACTTCAAGACTATATACCTATGTCCGGAATCGACGTTTGTGCGGTTTTCAAATTGTGCTTATCTATTTTACGGATGTCGGCAGTTGGTCACGATTGTCGGGGGTATGACATTCGAAAACAGTAATAACAATACGGCACTTACATCGTGTAAATCCCTACAGGAGATAAGAATCAAACAATTACGATATAATGTCAATCTGAAGGACAGCCCGCTGCTTACGCTCGAATCTTTTCAGTATCTGGTGGAGAATGCGACCAATACATCGGCCATCACGGTCACGGTCCATGCGGACGTATATGCCAAGCTGACCGACCCGCAGCAGGCAGACTGGTATGCGGTCAATACGGCGGCTCAGGGCAAACATATTTCATTCGCTGCGGCATAAACTAAAATTTGCTATGAAAGAACAGAAAACAACTTTTACGGAGCAGATCGCCGAAGAGGGCGGTTACATCACCCAGGCCGCCGAGGTGTCGGACGAAGAGCGGCTTTACCTTACCCGACGAGTAAAACTCCCCGGGGAGAAATCCGGGACGTGGCGCGATGCCACGGCCGGGGAGCGAGATGAATATATAGCCCGCATGCAAGAGAAATATACCTTTTGGGAGGGATAATCGTGGTTGTGATGTTTGACGGGGTTGCCGATATTTTCGGTGTGGATATACTGACGGTCCGCCGGGCTGCACTGGCGGAAATTATCATCTGGATTGTTATGTTTATCGCCGTAATGGTCGATATGCGGGCCGGGATTCGCAAGGCGCGGGCATTGAAGCTGCCGATCGATTCTCACGGGCTTCGCCGCACCTTTACCAAATTTGGGGACTACGGCAAGGTGACGGCGTTGTTCATGTGCGTCGATGTATTGGGACTGTTGTTCGGGATTTGGTCGATGCCCTATGCGTCGGCCGTGTCAGCCGTGATCGCCGTGTGTATCGAGGCGTGGAGCGTGCGGGAGAATCTCCGGGCGGCTCGGTCGTCGGCAGCGAAGATCGGCGACATCGTGGCTGAATTGGCGCACGCCAAAGACCCCAAAGATATTATCGAATTGCTCCGCACGCTCGACCGTACGCGGGAAGAATCCAAAAAACAGCAGTCGAAATGAAACATTTTACCTTGCAGGAACTCACTTATTCGGCAACGGCCCGAAAGATGAATTTGGACAATGCGCCGACGGAAGAACATCGCCGCAACCTTGAAGAGATGATCGACCGCCTGATCGATCCGCTGCGGGAGGCGTGGGCCGTGTTGTGTGCGAACGAACATTGGGGAACTCCGGCCCTGACCGTTTCGTCCGGATATAGAGGTTATCGACTGAACAAGGCCGTCGGCGGTTCGGCGACCTCGGCGCATTGCGTCGGCTGGGCCGTCGATCTGGTGCCTAACAACGGACGGCTCCGGGAGTTCAAGTCGTTCTGCCGGGAATGGCTTCGGGGCAAGCGGTTCGATCAGATGATTTCGGAAAACGAGGATGCCGCCGGAACGCCCCGCTGGGTGCATATCGGGTATAAGCATCAAGATGGGAGGCAGCGAAAACAACTGTTGTCCAAACCGGCCGGAGAGACGATCTATATTCCGATGACCCGATGAAGCTGCGGCAGGTCATACTCTGCGGAATCGTGACGGCGCTCGCTGTCGCTTGTTGTCCCTGTCGTCATTTGACGACCTCGACGCAGGACAGTGTGCGGGTCGAAACCGTCGTTCGTACCGAGTATATCCCGGACACGGTGTTTGTCAAGGTTCCGATTGAAAGTGAGCGTCAGACAGTCCGAGATACAACGAGCCATTTGGAAACGTCATACGCCGTTTCTGACGCTCTAATAACTCCCGACGGGGCGTTGTTCCACTCGCTGGCAAATAAGCCGCAGAAAAAGCCCATACCAACAGAGAAAGAGGTGATATATCGGGACAGTATGATTTACCGCGATCGGGTGAATACGGATATCGTCGAGGTTGAACGTAAATTGACGTGGTGGCAGCAGACGCAGATGAAGGGATTTTGGATCGTCTTGGCCGTTCTTGTGCTGGTATGTCGGAAAAATATTTTTTCCGTTGCGGGTGGATTATTTAGCAATCAAAGGTAAACCTATATTTGGGCAGGAAATTACGCATTTTGTATGGCAGAGTTAAGGCAGGTATTGAGTAACGAAACGATCAACGATTATGATATGGTCGTTTTGTCCGACGGTATCGACTGGTCGCGTTATGAAAAGAATCCGGTGCTGTTGGAGAATCACGATTGGGATAGCCAACCTATCGGAAATGTCGTAAATATTCACCGGGAAGGCAACGACTGGATCGGTACTTTGAAATTTGCCGAGGGGACGGAGCGGGGTAAAACGGCGAAATACCTGTACGAAAACGGATTTTACAGGGCTGTTTCCATCGGAGGGGTCAGCCGGGAGATAGAAGACGAATCCACGGGAGTTAAATATGCGACTTACTTCCTTGTATATGAAGTGTCGCTATGCTCTCTCCAGTCCAATTCCGATGCGGTTTCGGATTTCAAGGGCGAAAAGGTTATGCTCGCTGCGGAGTTCGCGCCCAGCCAGACGGAACGCATAACAACCTTGTCGGCTAAAGATCATTCACTTATCAATAAATACAAAAGCAACATGACGCAAGAAGACCCTAAAGACGGGACGATCCAGAAGGAGGACCCCGCAAAGGAGGCGACTACTTTGTCCGCTGCGGAGCCTGTCCCTGCGGCAGAAAACGAGGCAGAGCTTCGAACGCTTAATGCGGAAGATACAGAGAGTATCGCCGAGAAGATCGTAACCAAGTTGAAGTCGTTTTTCGGAGCGGCCGGAAAAGAGGCCGAGAAGCAGCCTGAACCGCAGAAAGCGCCGGAACCCGAGCCTAAACCCACGACCCTGACATCAGATACGGAGGTGGGTACTCAGCATAAGGAGGCGACGAGTGAGGCGGGCAAGGCACAAATCATCGATCCCCACAAAATCAACCTGAAAGCAAGTATGGAAACGAACAAAACACTCCATCAATTCCTTGCCACAACTGAAGGCAAGACGAAATTCAACGCTGCGGCGCGGCTGCTTACTGTCGCGCCTACGGACGTTTGCCGTCCGGAGCACGCATCGAAAGTGGAAGCCGCCCGGGAGCTTGCAGCTATCGTAAACTCGGATGAAGGCTTCAAGGCTTTTATGGGCAATATCAATGTTCGCAATGGCGAAGGCCGGTACGAAAAACTCTCGACGATCGCGGAACGCACTGCCGTAAAGCTGGCCTCCGGCGCCAACTCCTCGGATTTCGTCACGACAACCCCGGACCTGGCCGTCGTCGAATGGCTTTCGCTCTTCTACCAACAGTTGCTTCCGGCCAACACCTGGGCGGCTCGTTGCGCCCGCACCAGCGGTTCGGACAAGCAGGGTATCATCTGGGTAGAATCGGCGATCAGTCCGAAAATCTACTACGGCGACCGTGCTCCGCTGAATGTGGCTGACTACCTCTATGATGACGACCCCATTGGGCTTGTCACCAAGGTTTTCTCCCTTCAGCCTATTCTCTGGCAGGCGGCGAATACCGATATCCTCGCCTACGACGATCGTTCGTGGGGGCAGAGCGAAGCCGTGCGCTTCATGGTGAACGCCATCCACAACTACGCCCTCCAGAAGATCGCAGAAAGTGCTGGTGCAAGTGTCCCGATGTCGGGTGTCGCCGCTGACGGCACCGTCAAGCATTTCGCCGCAGCCAATGCCTTCCCGGTGAACTCGGCGGCGGCCGGCGATCTGTTGGAACTCTCGCCTAACGACCTTATCAAGGCGCAGACGAAGTTCGTGAACTGGAACTACGACATCAAGGATGGCGACATCGATTGCGTGATGGATGCCGCCTACATGGAGCAACTTCTTTCGAATCCGTACCTCACGAGCCTGCTGACCAAAACTGCCGGTGAGATGCGTCCGATGTTGGGCAAGTACTCTGCCTTCAACTTCATGTCGCGTTCGACGACTTCGGCCTACGACACGGCGACATCGAAGGTTGTCGATCCTGAACTTTACTGCGACGGCAAGGTTCAGGCGAACGGTACCATTCCGGAATATACCGCGCCGGTACTGGCCGCTACTGCATACGGATTGGCTATTAGCTTCATCCCCTCGCAGGTTATTCTGGCGATGGGCAACACGAACGTACATGTCGTTGCCAATCCGAACTCGTATGGCTGGAAGTTCTCGATGGATATGCGTTTCGGTGCCGGTAGCGCTCGTAAGGGCGGCAAAGGTATCGTGAACATCGTACCGGCTAAATATACGGCTCCTTCGCAAGGTTAAGTTTCCACGTTGCCCGGCCTATTGAAAGTGGTCGGGCAGCGTTACTACCAATCTGACAAATTATTCACTATGGTAAACTATAAAGACGAGTTTTTTGAAAACCTTCTGATCGTTACGGCGAAATTCGGAAAGGTATTCATTACGGACGACGGGAATATGTATCGTCAGCAGTGGCAGGCAGAATCCCGCATGACCGACGCCCTTCGGGTTCATAAGCAGGTTCGGTGGTGCTCGATAGAGAAAGGAAAGGAGCCTTTGACTTGTGAGGATCTCGACAAGATGTTTGACGCGCAGTTCGCCAAGTCCATGAGCGCACGCAATGTCTCCCCGGATTCTGCGGAGCAAAAAGCCGACGTTCCTTCTATGACGCTGGAAGAGGCGCGGGCCGAACTTGCTCGTCGGCGCAATTCCGGACAAGAAGGCGCTAAACCGGGGCGAAAACCGGCATCTAAAGTATAACAGTAAAATTCGATATTATGGCAAGAACAGGTGTAACCGTCGAATTGCAGGATACCGCGATCGGCACTTCTTCATCTAATGAAGGGGTGGCGATGCTGGTACTTCCCGTATCTTCGGCATCTCCTCTTATAGATACCCCCGTCCTGGTTGCTTCTTTGGAAGAAGCGCAGGAACTGTCGGATTATTCCACGTTGGACGATGGAGCCAAATTCCAGGTTTCGGAGTTTTACTCGAAGGCAGGGAGCGGGTCTAAATTGTGGCTGATAGGCTATGATTATTCGGCAGAAAAAGGTATTTCAGCAATACAAATGCCCGCTATTAAACAGGCAATCCGACAAACCACCGCTACGCTGTGGGATAACAGACCGCGCCTTATCGGGTTCGTATATCCCAGCAATACCACAGTTCCGGATTCCGGTCTTGCGGAGGATTTGACGAAAAGTCAGGGAGCAATCCAGAATGTACAAGGCTTGATCCAGGATATGTTCGCGGAAAGTTATCGTATGGTGGCAGTACTGGATGCCGGACGTATCGGGCAGAACATTAACAATTTGCCCAGCGGCGATACGTACAATGCCTATGGCGTTGCACTGGCTTTGACAACTCCCGATCCGACATACACCGCCGACGTAGGCCGCGCTCTCGGTATTCTTGCCGGGATCAATCCGGCGCAGTCCATCGGTCAGATGACTTTGGGAAGCGTAAGCCCGGTTGATTATTTCGTCAATGCCACGACAGCGAATGCAGCGACCAATGTCGCTGTCGTATCTCGGAGTGTTATCGACGACATCGGAGCCAAGCAGTACCTTTTCACCCGCACCCGTCCCGGCAACAGCGGTGTTTACTACAATGACGGTGCGACGCTCAACAAATCGACCAACGCTCTGTCGGCGATTGAGTTCGTGCGCGTCGCAAATGGAGTATGCGACGATGCGGAGTATTATTTCCAGCAACTCATCAATACCCAGGTTCCGGTTACAGCTTCCGGTGACATCAATGCCGGGTACAAATCGGCGATCCTGGCTACATTCCGCAGCAACTATATTCAGCCGCGTTTGTCGCGCGGCGATGCGAGTGAGATCGAGGTTACTTTGGAGGCCAAAGACGGTAACTTCGTGAAAAGTCGGGCCTTTGCAATCACGATCCGCATCCTGCCCAATGCCACGCTGCGGGAGGCATTTGTCACCACTTTCTTCGTAACATCTTTAGAGTAGTACAGAACATGAATCATCAGGATATAATCGTAGCGGGCGGCGAGGTGCAGATGTACCTCACGCTCTCGAACGGAACCTGCTTGTCTATCGATACCGGTACCGAGCTGTCCTATACGTTCAGCCAGAATATTCAGGAAATATTCGCTATCGGCTCTTTCGATCCGATTGGCATTCAAAAGTCAAATGCGACCTACACTGCCAATCTTTCGTTTCAGGAAGGAGAGCAGCAGACCCTTATCGATGCGATTAACGCTACGCTGCCCGCAACAGAGCAGATTGCGGTTATGAGTCAGCTTAAGAATTTCAGCATTTCATGGAGCTACCCGATGAAAGGGTTAGCGACCCCTCGCACCGTCGTATATACGCTTCTCAATGCAGTGGTGCAGGAACAGGGCGGCAGCGTGAATCGCAATGATGTCGAAACGATCGGTTCCTTGTCTCTGCGAGGTACAGGCGTGCAGCGCAACATCGTGCCACTGGTCTGAAAAATCATCGGGGCGGACGGTTGTGCCGCCCCTTTATTAACAACTAAAAATGTATTAAATTATGTCCAGAACAAATCCTATCACTACCTATCCCGTAAAAGTCACCTATTTCAAACGGGGTGCGGACGGCAAAGGCGGCCTTGTCGAGATCGAAACATCCGCAACGGTTAATGTTTGCCGTCTTTCCAGGACGAGCGTCGAACATACCAAGTTTGGCTTGTCGCTTATTCAGGCTGGCCGTGACCTCGACGAAACGGCCGATCTTGCCTGTCGTTTCGTCAAGATGACCATCGACGACGAAAAGGTCGTTAAAGACCTTCAGAACGATATGATGGCCTGCATTTCCCTGTTCAGCAGTAAAGAGGTGCAGGAGGACCTCAACCGTTTTTTAGCGACTTGGGGCCTGCTGGCAGAAGACGAGGCCCCGCGTCAGCAATAACCGAAGAGCTGAAGAAATACATCACGGACGGCGATCCGCTTCTTTACAAAAAGATGGTCGTGTCCTATATCTTCCATGAACCGATTATGGGACTGGAAGATAAGATGTCGGCCTATGACATCGACAAGTATTATACTGCGGCTCTGGTAATCATCGATTCAATCCTTTTTGCACCTTTTAAGAGAAACTGATGGCAGGTAATATGGTATATAGCATTCAGCTCCAGCTGCGGGTCGATGATTCGCAGTTGGACGCTACGATTGCCAAGCTCGGAACGCTCAAGAAGGCGGCAAAGGAGATCAATGAAAAAGCCACTGCGGGCTATTCCAAGAAGAAGAAATTAACAGACGAGGAAATTATTGCTCGCTCGGCGCGAAAGTGGAAACAGCGCAATCTGGAGGAGCGGCTTAACATCGGCGCTCGCTGGCACCTGCGCCAATTCGGACAGTGGCGCTTCTCGCAGGCGGGCTGGCAGAACGGGCTGGGCGTGTTCCAAAAGCGGGTCAAGACCTTTCAGAACAGCTTCTTCAACAATGTTTCCTCTTTCTCCGGCTTGCGGTATAATGCCGTCAATCTGGGGAAAGTCTTTACCTCACTGACGGGTGTCGTGGGAAAAGCTATCCCGGCCCTCGGTGCGTTCGGCCAAGTAGCTATAGGGGCTGCTAAGATATGGATGGGTGTGCACGCGTGGCGCCTGGCGTCCTCCGGGTTGCCTCTTCTGATCGGCACCAAATTGTTGAACTCGAACAATATGGCGGAGGCGGCCTCCAATCTTATGCAGATGCGGATGGCGGAGAAAGGGTTGGGCGGCAACTACCAGGCGACGCTGAACCGTGCGACGCAGTTAGCGGCCGAATATGGTTTCAGCCGTGTCGGGATGCTGAATGCGATGAATATGTTTACGGGCTTGAACGTGGACGGCAAGAAGCTGACCCCGGAGGAGGCGTCGCACCTGGCGGAAGTTGTCGGCAAGATCGCTCACGTGGGTGGTTTGAGCTTCGATCGTGTGAACCGGAATATCCAGCAGCTTCTCGCAATGGCCGTACCGAATAGTCGGGATTTGAATGAACTTACCACACAGGCGCCATACATCGGCAAGCTGGCGATGAATATGATGGAGGAGCGGGGTGTTCAGGGCGATTACCGCGACTGGCTCAAGAACAAAAGCAACCTGCGCTCGGTGCTGGATGAGTTTAACGAGCTTGTCGAATCGCATCCGGTAATGAAGGCTAGAGGACAGATCGCGCTGGCCAAAGAAAACTTCTGGATGCGTATTGCCGATGGCCTTTCGCCCTACTGGGACAAGATCGCCCAAGCCAACGAGAAACTGTATAGCTGGCTGGGCGATAAGATCGTGAGCTGGGCAAGCAATATCGACGTGGATAAATTCGGTGAAAAACTGGAATCTTTTGTCACCGAACTATCCGTATTGACATCGTCGATTGGGCCTTTAGTCGCTAAACTTATCGAATGGATTGACGAACTCATCGGAAAATCCAAAGAGAAATTTCCGGAAGTGATTTTAGGCCCTGATGGTCAAGTAATATATACAGGCAAAAAAATAAAAGGCAGGGAAGGGGAGGCACAACTGAATGAAATTCATTTGAAAGCACGCGAAAAAGTTGCGGCAGCAAACCTTCCTGAATTATTGCCAGATATTACAAGACAATTAGATTCGATGGGCGTTAAGATTTCCCCCGACAGCCTCTCTGCCAAATTGAAGGACACGGTATTGACTCATAGAATTGCTTTAACAAATGAAAATTTTACATACGATAAATATGAGAAACAATACCGAAAATGGAATCAGGATTCAATCGGATATGCTAATCGTTGGCGTGATGAGTGGTATTTGAATAATCCGGGAAAAATGAATCCATCAACAAGCGGTACATTGCTGGAGGCTGGACGCTACGTTCCTAATAGGGAACAAATGCTTGCCAATGTAATGAGCTATTTTGCTGAAACTCATAATAGAGAGCAGTTTGAAAAGTTGTTCGGCGGAGCCGCAGATGCCGATGCACAGCAGCTATCCGACCTGTCCAAAGGTTCTAAATCGGTTTTCATCAACTTCAACAAGGAGATTGTTGATATGGATATAAACATCGCCTCGGTGGAGAACATCGAGGAGCTGGGCCGCAAGCTGGAACCCAAGATCGAGGAGGTAGTAGTGCGGGGATTGACGATCGCATTGAACAACGCAACCAGTGTAACGTAATATGGCAAAGATAGCAAATGAAACCAGTACCGAGAGTAAGATCGACCGCGTTATAAATTCAGCGAAAGAGGTCTTTTCCACACCGGGGAGAGCTATCGGCGGCATTACGGGGCCTGTTGCCGATGCCATTAACAGCGGGCTGTCTGCTGCGAAACTCGTCCTTGCCGAAACGGGAGTATGGCGGCAGGTATTTACCAATGGAGGAAGTCAGAGAACCGGAAAGCCGACACCGGAAGAGCTGTTGAATCAGGTCGCCAAATCGCGCTTCGACCGCTCGACACTCAATAGGCCTATTTTTACATCCGAAGAATTAGATCGGACGGAACCGACAACTGATTATTATATCGCTTTCGACGAGTATCTGATGCCTGTCGGATTCGATATTTCCATACAGGGGAGTAAGCTGATAAGCCGTTCGCAGCTTGTCGATGGACCTACGATTTTCGAACGGATTGCCAACGAACCGACAAGCGTTAATATTTCGTTCAAGCTGGAATCCAAACCGAACTCTGTCGATTTGCTGAATCCTTATAAGCTATCGTCGGATGTTGTCATCAATAAGGAAATAGGGTATGGTATTGCCGCAGAGTTGGCTGAATTATTCCGGCAGATCAAGGCTGAAGATCGGGTATTTGAAATTGAGAACCCGATTCTCAATGACAAGTTTAATATCTTCAATGTCGTATTGGAGAGTTATTCCGTCACCCCGGAGCGAGGTTCCACGGTGTGGGAGGTAAGCCTCGATCTGTTGGAGGTGAATACGGATTACGCCCTGTTGTATGTCGAAAACAGCGACGGAGCGCAGGCGGAACCACCGACGGCTAAAACCAACGTATAAGTTATGAGCGGCAAGATTGTCGGCAATTACTTTATCTGCAAGAATGAAGTTTTCATCGAAGGGCGCTCCATAGGGCCCTTTACTTCGTTCACTACGGAGGATTCGCGGGACAACATATTCGGTACCGCCAATATCCGTATGCCGTTTTATACGATTCTCAAAGAGAAGTCATCGGGGGATGCGATCGGTAAAAACGTCAAATCATACATCCGTATAGACCAACAGGATGCCCAAATTATAATGGGAGCGCACGTAGTTGTAAAACTGCGTTACATCTGTGGATTCAACGGCTACGAAATGCCGGAGATCGTCGCTTTCGACGGCTTCGTGAAAAATGTAGTATGCGGTTTTCCGACGCAGATACAGTGCGAAGACGGCGCTTTTGTCCTGCGTTTTGGTACAATCGCCAAAAGCTGGACGCAGGAAACCGCCGTAAAGACAATGATGCAGGAAATCATCGAGGTCGCCAACCCTAAATTTCAGGAGTACCGGGACAGCATGAAGCTGGCGGATGACTGGAACCGGCTTACCGTCGATGACAAGTCTATGGAAGGCAGCTTCGTTCTTTCTACTTGGAAAGGCATATCGCCGTTTTTCGCACTGGAGCGGGTTATGGGGATGTATAATCTCTACTCTCGTGTAGATACCGACGGCAGGCTGTATTGCGGTGTAGGTATTACGGAGAACGCCAAAGAAACGGTGCAGCTCGATACTTCGGTCAATGTCATAGATCGGGACATCAGCATCAATAACGGCTTTTTCGACAAGTATCGCGTGGTGGTTAAATACATCAGCGGCGGGAAGCTCTACGAATACGAAACGGGAGCGGATAACGGAGAGGTGGTGTCGCTGCCGTATATCAAATGCCGGGACGGGGAGATCGCCAAGCAAGTAGGAGATGCCGCATTGTCGGGCCTGCGTACCAACAGCAACAAGGGTACCATTACGACGATGCTATATCCGACGGTTCGGCTTTTCGACTATGTACAATACAAAGATACCCTCTTCGATGATCTGTCGGGGGGATATTATGTGATAGGGCACTCTTACCGGTGCGATGAAAACGGATTTCACCAGGTGCTGACAGTAACTGATAAAACCCTCGTATTTACGGGACAATAGTGATATGGGACAGGAGAAATTCAACAGGATGATGGCTTCATTGGGGCGCGATTTGCGTAACCTGATAGGCAGAAGTAAGACTGTGGCTTTTGTGTATGGCACGGTCAAAGAAGTGGACACGGAAACGAACACTATGAGCGTTAGCATCGACAGCGAGGTTACTTTACCGGACATAAGCCTCGCGCCCATACAGGGCGGTAATGCTAACGCTCTATTATACCCCAAAGTCGGATCGGTCGTTATCGTGGGTTTTGTCGAAGACCGGCCGGAACTGTCATTTGTCGTGGCGATGACGGAGGTAGAAGAATTACGCCTACAATTCGACTTCGACAGCGATCCGGCCGTCGATTACATAGTGGCAAATACCGGATCTGTCACAGTATTCCGTGCCCAAGATGAGAACAACTATACCAGATTCAATCTTAATCGGATTGCGGCTAATCTATCTTTGTTTCGGAACGGTCAATTACAGACACGAATCGGAGTGGCAGATAGCCAGCTAACTCTGCAACAAGGATCGAATAGTGTGATTATATCTGGCTCTGAAGTGAATATAAACAACGGCCATTTAACGATAACCTGATGGGAAAGTATATTGCTGTTCAAGGGTGTACGCTGGAGTGTACCCCGGCGGCGACGGCGCAGATTGCTACTTCTCCGAGCACGACGACGAAGGCGGATGGTAAAGCCTGTTACCGGGGTTCGCTGACAATCACTGTCACGAATGCCACGGCCGTAACGGATGGGAACGGCGCGGGAACAGGAGTGATAACCGGTTCGGCGCAGGAAGTGAGGATCGACGGGCAGCCTGCGGTGCTGGAGGGGGACAAGGTTCAAATCACCGTTTCCGGAACTTCCGGCGGGAATCCGGCTTCCGGTACGGTGATAGTTAAAATCTCGCAGGCGGGGCAGACTTATGTATCGGCTTCGTAAGGTAAACCTATATTTGTAGCGTATGCAGGATATTCGATGGGATTTTGTCAGGAATGACGTTGCCGTAGTACAGGGTGACGACGGAGGGGATTTTGCGGTCGCTTCGACATGCAGCCAGCAAAACGCCCAACTGCTTTTCATCAAATCCTGCGTGAATATATTCCAGCCCCAATACGGAACAGCGATGGAAGAAAGGGCTTATAATATCACCGACGGGGAGGTACAGCGCATTGTCACCCGGGCCAAATCGCAGATCAGGGAAGATGGCGCATCCCAGATTTCCATCCTGTATTCCCGAAATAGTGAAGGGTTGTACGATTTCGAAATAGGGGCCAAATATGCAGGAGAATAGGAATGGATTACGTGGTTAAAGGCGGAGAAACGATTTACGACGTATGTATCAATGCGAACGGCTCCCTGTATGCGTTGGATGAGAATCTGGACCTTAACGGCTTGGACAGCTATACACCAACGCTGTATGCCGGGCAGCGGCTGACCGTATCGGACATCGTTCGTAACAATGCCGCAACGGAGGTAATGGAGGAACACCCGCTAAACAGTGTTTCGATTCCTGATGCTGATCTCAATGCGTTATTTGACGAAATATCCTCGGCTTTGGCCCCTAATTTTATTACGGCGGAAGGGAGCTATTTCCAAACACAAGATAATCAAATATTAACTGTTAGTGACTGATGAGTTTTTACGACGATATACGCACGAATATTAAAATACTGGTGCCGATCCTGAATAATACGAGTTCCTCGTCCATTGTGAATCGAATTATATCAACGGTTGCGTCGGTCTTAAATATTGTCAAGTTGGAGATCAGCAATTCAGAACAAACGGTCGAATCGTCTGCCCGTTCCTTAAAGGTAATGGGACGTCAATATTATATCGATACGGCTCTTGCCTTCCAATATGGGGCGTCCCTGACCATCGTCGATTCCCAAACATATCGATACCTTAGATTTGCGCAGTAAACAGGAGATGAGATAGAGTTGGTAATTTTGTAGAGAAGAGGTTAGCTAAAAGAAAGGGAGGCAGGGAGTGAACCAGGTATCGATAAGAATTCAAGATTCATTTCCATATTAGGACTCTTTGTCTTTCTTGAACCGAGACCTGAATAAGAATTTAACCTTTCATTGTTAAGGTAGTTAGGATAGGTTCAAGTTCCTTTCTCTCAATTTGATGGTCAAAAACAAAAGTAATGGACAATTTTTATTTCATCGGGGTTGACGTCAGCAAAAAGAAACTGGACTTCTGCGTACTATTCGAGGGTAAGGTTCTGCGCGAAGAACAGGTAAGCAATCACCAGCAGGCTGTCGCCAGACTGATCGGCGAGTTGAAGAACGATTTGGAAATGGATAACGAACAGTTTTTAATCTGTGCCGAACATACGGGGCAATATACTTTCCCTCTGGTATGTGCTTGCAAGTCGGTCGAGTGCAAACTTTGGTTGGAGAACCCGTCCCAGATCAAATATTCATCCGGTATGCAGCGGGGCAAGAACGACAAGGTGGATGCAAAGCGCATAGCCATTTACGCTTCACGGTTCGGAGATAAGGTTAAGTATTACGACCGTCCCACCGAGGAGATAGAGAGGCTTAAACAGTTGGAGAGGGAGCGTGCGCTTTACGTTACCGACCTGGCTAAATACAAAGGCCAGATGTACGATCAGAAAGATTTTATGCCGGCGGCGCTTTATCGCAAGAAAACAAAGCGGATGAAAGGCTTAATACAGGAACTACAAGCGGCTATCGATGCGATCACTGCTGAAATGGAGAAGATCATAGGCTCAACGGAAGTGCTTGCGCGCCAGATGGAACTTTTAATGTCGATAGACGGTGTAGGTAAAGTGGTAGCTCTGAATGTGATTATCGAAACAGAAGCGTTCTCCCGCTTCGACAATCCCAGAAAGTTCTGCTGTCACGCAGGTGTCGCTCCGTTCTCATACACATCCGGGAGCAGCCAGCACTCCAAAAACAAGGTCTCGCATAGGGCCAACAAGAACATAAAGAAACTGCTACATATGGCAGCCGTATCGGTAACTCATCGTAAAGAGGGTGAACTAAAGGCCTACTATATGCGGAAAGTAGAAGAAGGAAAGAACAAAATGTCGGTAATCAATGCGTTACGTGCTAAAATCGTGGCCCGTATGTTCGCCGTCATCAAAAGAAATGAAGTTTATACTCCTATTTACTCTTAAAAAACTTGCAAAAACCATAAGAATATGGATGAAACTCGACTGTGAACTTAAACAGGTATGCCAAAGATTCGAAAAGACTAAGTATGCTCAGGTATATGAACGGTTGCTGGTCCTTTATGACAAGGTGTCAACGCAATTGAGAACAGTGATGACGACCTATGAAGAACGTAAAAATCGGAATCTTACTTACCATTATGATGATGACCTCTATAAAGTATATAAACAACTTGTAAAGGTAAAAGATAAAGGCGAGGATAAACCGATGAAGTGCGTAATTCCATGGATGGATGCACTGCTTTGGATACAGGTATTATGTGATACTATTGAATACGTGGAGACCAGGCAGGGAAATACATTTTCTAAAGTGACAGGTTTTCATTATTTTCGAATTAATGTCATCAAACTAGATTTCTACAAACGAATAATTACAGAATTCTCAAAAAATGATCAATTTAAGGAAATACTCGATAAGGTACTTAAAGACATTGATAGCGTTGACTGGGCAGCAAAAGAAAAGGATAAACTAGGACGGCTGGAAGACTGGTTGGGTAAGAACGCTCCCAACCAAGAGAAGCCAAAGACAATAAAGGACATAAAAGACCTAATGAATGTTTATCTCCTTATAGAAATGTCTTTTGCTGATATGGCTTGTGTTATAAGGGCTTTTATGAATGCGGGAAGTGATATAGAATATCCCTTGACCTTTCGTCGATTGCTTGTATCAAAAGTTTCAACGCTTGGCCATCTTGTCGGATATAATGATACAGAAAAAGGTAATGCGCTTTGGTCATTCATACAGAAAGCTGTCCCTGCGGATGCTGAAAAGTTGAAAACTGAAGCAGCAGAAATTCGAATGGAATTAGAAAGTCTTTTAAAGCAGGAGGATGTGAAACGTAGAGCTTTGTACGTTCACTATTTGGAAAGAGATACCAACGAAAGTAATGTACTTCGCATATTAGAAAGTATTGAAGGAATTGATTTGCTAATAGAAATAAAAGCTTATCCAAGGTTTATAAAGATTATGGGTAGAATCCGAAAATTCTTAAATGATCTTATGGTTGAGCTTGCGATAAGAGTGGAAAAGACCACGAAAGCGAGCAATATCAAGATGAAAACTCAGATTCAAAGATTGAGACAATTACTGAACAATCCCAAATGTCCATCCGATCTAAGGATATCATTCAATAAGACGCTTAACCAGATGGAGAAAAATTTTAATCTGTATATTTAATCCAGATTTTGGGGAATCATCATCGCGCATTATCGCGTAGTCAATCAATCAGCTATTAAAGGTTGCATTGTATATCAATCTCAGCGTTCAAGGGCTGTGTTCATTAGCGTCCCGTTAAAATGGGACGAGTTAAACAATTAATCAAAAAGCCCCGGAATAATGGGATTATATAGATCTTTGACATCATTGAAATTAGTCTTGTCGAACAGGTCACGCAAGTGGGTTTTATCTGTCAATGATATGCTGAGAATTTGTAAAACTTCATAGGTTGAACGTTTCAACTTCATATCATGTTGGACAATAGCCACAAGACAGTACGTGATAATAGCCACACTGATTTGTATGCGAACAGCGTTCTCTGTTGTGCCCCAGAATTTCTTTATCTTGAGATGCTGCTTGAGCCATTTGAAGAACAGCTCGATTAACCATCTTTTAAAGATCGGCGACATCCAGTGCAGAAAGTTGTTTTGCATTCATCAAAAAAGTGAACTCACGGTCATCCTCTTCGTCGTAATATCGGACGAGTCTGAATGACTCAGGATATTTTTTCACGGAGAGATGTCCGGTCAGTTTCACTTCCGCATCTGTCATTATGTTCTTTGGCATTCTTCGCTTCCATCTGACTGTCTTATACTTTAAGTTCGTCTTGGCTCTGACAACAAAGAAAGAGTCTGTAAGATGTATCCTATAGAGTTCTTTAAAGGAGTCATAAGCCCTGTCGAATATATAATAAGCATTTGGTTCATAATGGATTGAAGACATTGCTGTGGAATCATGCTTTGATGCAGTAGTTACAGTATAGAAGGCAGGAACTTGTGCTTCAATGTCGTATAAGATATGAGCTTTCACACCTCCTTTCTTGCCTCTGAACTTTGCCCATGGGAACGTTGCAAGACATAACGGAATCGTTGTTGAATCAAACGCATATTTCTTTCCGGAAATGTCAAGGATGTTGGTCGTCCG